ATAAACCAGACTCTTGGAATAAACTTTGTAAAATATAATCTCTAACTTTTAAACAAGTTGATACATTATCTTCCGTGTTAATAGGTGTTTCTGGTTGAATCTGTGAAGACAATTCTGAAAAATACAAAGGTGTACAACCAGTTGCCCAAGTTTCATTTTGACTAGGTTCTCCACAAATATAGAAACCACTATTGTTAGGGTGTGAAACTAAGTAATTATACAAGTTACCTATACCTATAGCTGGAAATATTTTTTTAGTATCCATTGGTGTTAAAGTACCATCTTCATTCACTATATCGATAGTCATGGAAACATCTAAACTTTCCATGATACCAATAGGTGAATTACAATCACCTAATATTGCGTTCTCTAGAGTTAATAAACCATTCAATTTGATTTCTAATTCAACCAAGATATCGTTACACTTTTTTATTTGGGCAACAACAGAATCAATTTGTTCCTTAATTACTGTTTTGGTACCAAAAGGTGTATTACACTCTTCAATCAAAGTTGGTTGAATTGTTGGTGAACCTAGATTGTTTTGATTTTGATTAAAAATATCAATCACATCTTTACACGTGTAAGATGTTGGGTCACCATTTAAAAATCTATTATATCTATCAGTACCTAAAAGGTTGGCCCAATAATTTAAACCATCTGGTTCGGTTAAACAAAAAGTTACCGAAACGTATTTTATTTTAGGAAACGAAAAAGGTGCTAAACCTCCACCAAAACCAGTTTTACTAAAAGGTGCTTTTTGTGTTGGTGTGACTTTTATATCAGTTTCTGGGAACGGTATAGTTTCTAATATATCAATTCCTTTAGGGAATTCATCACATGTAATTGAATACCTTGTTGAATTGAATTGTTCTAAAAGATATGTTAATTGAGAGTTTAACTCCTCACACTTAACTTTTTGATTATTTATAGTTGTTTGTATTGTTTGAATCTCTGAAACAAGTTTTGGGTCATTAGGTGTAACCATTGATAAACTATTGCTAAGTGTTTCACAATCCAATTTAAAAACAAAATCGAAATCAACAATCAACGAACATTTTTCGTCATCTTGGAAATAAAATATTGTACCGTCATTACCTTTTGGGTTCAACACGATTTTAAATGGTTTTTGTTCATCACAACCCACAGTAGTTTCTTTAGACCATCTACATTTTTGTGTGTCCAAATCAAAATAATAAAATTCATTTTTAATTTCTTTTAGAATTTCACAACATTGTTTACTTACTTGTGTAGGTGCCTTAACTCCATTGTCATTCATGACGAATACAGATATTGTACCGTCTGGATTTTTCACCAAACCGTTTTGTGTGAAAACCGATTCCCAAAACTTCTTACAGTTTTTGTATATATTTGATAGGTCTATTCCCATTTGTCTTTTAATATAAGTATCATTTTAATCGTTTATTAACATGCTGGAAGCGTGTTAAAATTAATAATATTTGTAACAACACCGTTAGTGATTTGAATCACGTATTTTTTATTTAATTCTAACCCAGTATTCAACGTACTACTTAACGAGTCAACTGATATTGAATAATTACCGTTTAATGCATTATAAGGGGTAGCCCCTAATAAATTAGAAACATAAAACTGTGTACCAATGGTTATTGGTGTAAATGTCCATGGTGCTTGTGGTCCACTTATTGTTACTGGATTACCAAACCCATACGCTGATGGGTTTAGAGTTTTACACTTAACCACTTGTGGTGTGTTAGTAGTAAACGGATATTCGAACGTATCTGGTTCTTTGTAAATGTTTAACCTATCAAAAAGATTGTAACGAATAGTAGGTGCCATCTTAACAGGCCAGTTGAAATTACAACAATCACCTTTATCAGCTCTATTTTGATACAACGATACTAACGTTTGGTAGTTTTGTAAACCATAAGGGGTTAATTGATACGCATAACCTACTTCTCCAGTAAATGAGTCTGTAAAATTTGGAACGGGTGTCGCCCAATCGATTGGACAAGCCGATGCATCTGGGAACACCATTTTTGTTATACCAGCACCATAAAGAGTCGTAAATGTCAAGTATGGTAAAGTTTGACCAATAATATAATACGGTTCTAAGTTTAAATACCAATTACATGATGTACTACAACCACATTTGTTACTAAAACAACATGCATAACCACTTTGTATGTTTCCAGTAACTGAATCAACTACATCTGTATAAACTGGTGTACCGTTTAATGATTTACAACATTCTCTATCGGTAAAAATAGATGTTTCCATAACTGGAACACCACCAACACTATAAACACTACCATCTTGATTATATTGGTAATATTCAAACACATAATAACCAGTTTCGTTATTTGGTTTTGGTTGGTTAGCTAGTCTATTACAAGGTTTAGCCACTGGTTTATTTATTTTTTTAACACAAATACTCAAAGCGTCATCATCAGCCAAGTCACTAGGACAACCACAATCATTATACGTTATTGAAGGCATTGGGTCTTGAACTATTTCGGATGTTACAACAACACAGTCACTTATATTTGTTCCATCTAGATTAACAACATCCACATAAGTTTCACCGCTATAATCTGTTATATCACCAAAATTATAATTGGTGAATAAATTTGTTGTTCCTGTTACTATTGTTTCACCAGTAATTGTAACCGCTGAAAAATTAGGAATCAAGGTTCTTAATTGATTGATGTATTTGAAACCACCATCATATGACCCTAAGTGTGGATTATTACCAGTTAATATATCAACTGTTGAACCACTACCCCCAGTTTCTCTATACCATAAACCATCATTTTGGAAATACAAACTAGTTGTGTCTGGTAAAAAATAAGGGTAACCTTCACCGTCAATTGGGTAGAAACTTAAATCAGTATCTAGATTATTCAATTCTAGTAATTTTTTAAATAATTCAACATCAATTGGTTTATCAGCCAAGTAAATATATTCATTAAATTCAACCAAACCTTGAGGTGCACCTATAAAGTTTAATAAAAATTCTATTGATTTTCTGGCACCTTTTGATTTCCAAATCCAAGGTGTATTAAGAATTATACGTCTCCAAAGTTCTACATCGGCTTCTACTGCTGTTAACCCAACAGCTTGACCAGCATAGTTAGACTTTGCAGTTTTAACATAATTTGTCAACAAATCATTCTCCAAAACCGATGAAACCAATTCCCAACCCAATATTCTAGCGATGTTTTTTAAATATTTGTCTGGTGTATTGTCTTGTTTATTATAACTTACTGAATTAGCAAATTTAATACCTGTGATGAAATTGTTTATTTCATCAAAATTAACGCCGTATATTTGTAAAGTTTTATTAACTTTTTGACCAGAAGTATCCATGTGTTCTTCGGCCAAATGTACTGGTGTTGTGTCAAAAGCAGAAATTGATTCCGATACTAAAAATCTATTCATCAAATTACTAGAAACCTCATCATTTGTTTGTGCAATTTGAACCAATTGTGAAGCATAAACAATATATTCCCCAGAATCATAATCAATGTTGTAACCGTCACTAACTGGCCATGTTAAAGATTGGTCAGAGTAGATAACAACACCTTGTTCGCTTTTTGTTGGGATGTTGAATGTTGCTCTATATTTTGGGAAAGTTTTTCTATTTAACAAATAGCCTTCAAAATCATTTAAACCATTGAAAAATAAATCTTCATTTATTTTGTTTGGTTTAATATGGTATTCTAAAATGTTTGTCAACCCAGAAAAAACATCACCTTTTACTGTGAAATATAAGTAGTCATCAGTCAAGTTAGTCGAACCAGTGAAATTTAACACACTGTATTCTACATCGTTAACCAAAATAGAATAACTCTTATAACTTACAGTTAAATTACGTAAATTGTTAGTTTCATTAAACGTGTCAGCTAATGAACCATTTAACAAGTAATTTATATCAAATTTGTTATTGATTAGATTTGTGTTAACTTTAAAATTAGCTGTATCACTAACTATATCGTAAACATAGTCTTCATAGGTTGGTAAATATATTGATTGACCGATGTCATTTGTTGTAAATGGTGACAAAAATAAAGACGCTGGCCAGTTAGTGATAATTTGCTCCAAAGAAACCCTAACAAACTCTGTAAATGAACCGAATAATGCATAATTTTTTAAACTTGTTTTGTCTAAATTTAAAAAGGTTCCAGCATTGTTGGTCAATAAAGTTTGAGCTTGTTCTGGTGTTTGTACTAACTTATCTAACGAATAAAAATCAGAAAACTGGTTAGTTATAAAAGTCTTATTGATTTTAGGGTCCATATTTGTTGTAATAGAAAAATTCCCCATTGTAAACAAAGGGGTTCCTCCATCACTTGTTAGCTGTAAACCAACCAAATCTGGATTAAAATTTCTGTACTCTATATTACCATTGTAGACTTCTTTTTTTACATAGCCAGCTACTTTAATGTTATCACTCATTTTTTATCTTAGATTGTTGTAATATTATTAAACGTTTTACTGAAATCGATACTAGTTCTTTCTTCTCTAACCTCAAACAATGGTTTACCAGTAAACTTGTCTTTGATTTCGTATAAATTGTATTGTTTATAAATATCATTATTAAAGTTATAGATAGTGTAAATACCATCTTCAAGACTTTTAGTTTGATTTCCAAACAATGCGTATGCAAGTGTTTCAACATCATGTTGAACCATCTCAACTTCAATCATAATTGGATTGAAGAAAGTATTGGTAATTATTACCTTTTGATTTGGTTGACCGATAAACGGCAGCGCATTAGGTTTTACATTTGATGCTGATGCTGGCGATACAGTACAAAACGTAAGTGTTGAATTATCGTTAAATCTGTAACGAATTGCTTTTTGATTAGAATTCGTAAGGTTTTGATTAACTGGTTCCGCTCTATTATTTGATGTAATAACACGGAAAAAATTATTCAACTTAGCATCTGGTGCAGCTGGATTAGTGTTTAAATATTCGATTCTATAACCAACAAGACCATTATTCTCAAACTTTGCCAAATAGTTAGCTGGAATACTAGACATGTCGAAAACTAAACCTTTAATGTCTGGATACGCTGACAATACACCAACGTCAACAATACTAGTTCTGATTTCAACTGGTTTT